ATGATCGGCATGTGCTCATTGGCTGCGACAGCAATACCAGGATCAGTTGCCTTGACTAAAGCTGTGGCCTTTACACCATCAACAATATTCATTTAGGCGGCCACGTAAGCGACCGCCACTCTTAGGCTATTAGCCGAGTTTAATACGTGCAAATGCTTCGGCAAGGACAGGTTGTCCATCCGTCTCAAGTCGTGCGATGTAATCAACTTGGTTAGTCCGAGCATACAACTCCATGAGGACCTGCATCTCCATCGCCATGCTGTCACAGATCCAATAGTTCTTCAGGTCGCCGTACATTCCAACGTATTTACCAGTTGTAAATACAGCCGGTGCATATTCAGAGCTGTTTACTGGCTTACCAAGCAACATATCAGGGGTACCCAGTACAACAGAGGACTGCCAGATGTACTGTCCTTCAGCGTCTTTCAGTTTTGCGAGTTGTTTAATCGCTAAGCGGTTGAAAATCCACTCACACCCCTTTTGGTACTGGTCTTTAATGTTATACTTCGCTTCAAATAGACCATCGAATTTGATTTCGGTTGCAGTGTTACCAGTGGAAACATCTCTCGCAACCGGAATACCGTCAGCTGATGGAGTGAACAGCCCAAGTGGTTTTCCTGCTCCATCACCATCCATATAGGCAATTTCCAATAATTCTCCGAACGTAAACACCATTTCTCCAAGGACAATACCTTCAACGCCAGGAGCATTTCGGATAAGAGTTTTGGAAACCAAGATTTCAGCAGTGGCAGGATTCGGCTTGAATAGCTTTTTGCCAAACGCAAGTGCAGTGTCTGCAGTTGGTGCCTCAATTTCAGTTCCCCATACAGCTGATCCCATTCTCGTGGTGCGTGTTGGGTATCCAAGGGATTGAGCTCCTTGGAGAGTCGGTANCACCTTNGCCTTTTGACGCATGAACAAGGAGTTATTCAGTTCCTTGATCAGATCATTGACGAATTGTTCAGGGGCTACAAGGTAGCCGGCTTGCGTTGGGTTAGATTGTTGCAAGGCGTTGTAAACCTTGTATGCTTGTTCACTTCCGGAAGTGATGTAATCACGGAAGGCAGCTCTAACTTCATCAATTCTGCCCCTCATCCTGTGCTTTGTTATCGTCGTTTTGCTTTTTTCGCCGATAGCCCGCTCTCGGCTAAGTTGTTTTTCTTCCCGGAGAATTAACCCGTTGATTTCGTCAAAACGGTTCTCGTTCTTGGTCAACTCTTCTTTCTTTTCGGCCGACATTTCCGCGTTTTCAAACTCGGTCATGATGTTTCGGATACTGTTGGTTACCGTTGCGCGTTCTTGTTTGAGTTCGATCAATTTTTTACCATCCATTTTTATTGCCCTCCTAATAATTTTATTTTGAGCTTTACGAACTCCGCCGTTTGTGCGGATAGATCTGGTTTTCCCGGTTCTTCTTTAGGCTTATTAGCAACAGGCTCAGGCGGTGAAGCCTCCCTGTACATCTCAATTGTTTCGGGTCTAAAGTTTTTAAAGTTAGTCGTATCTACTTTCACATTTCCGAACATTAAAAAATCACCGTCTACTGAAGCGGCGATCTTTACCTCGGCTTGAAGTTCATCGGCTAATCCTAGCTCTATTGCTTCCTTCGCGGTCAACCATGACTCTGCATCCATTAATACTTCCAGATTTGCCGCTTCCTGCCCTGACTTCTCGGCATATACCCCAACTATAACGTCCCGCACTTTATCTAGCATATCCGCAGCTTTGCGTAAATCCGATGCGTAACCCCTGGCTCCCATGAGCGGATTATGGATCATCATCATGGCATTGCTCGGCATGAATACCTTGTCGCAAGCCATCGGAATGATTGAGGCAATCGATCCCGCCAGTCCATCAATGTAGGCGTTCTTAACCTTTGCACCATGCCTCTTGATGATGTTAAATATGGCTTGTCCCGCAAAGACTGAGCCACCGCCAGAGTTTACATACACGTTAAGAGTGTCAATATCACCCAGAGCCTTTAGCTCTGAGTCTATGGCCTTAGGCGTTATTTCTTCGCCCCAGAAACTCTCACTAGCTATATTACCGTACAAGAGCAACTCTCCGGTTTTGTTTGCTTTCGCTTTTACTTCCCAGTATTTACTCACTGTTGTGTCCCTCCTTTTAGCGCCCCTTTAGGCAAGTTTTGTGGTACGGAAGTTAATGGGATCATGTTTCCATTGATCGCGTAAATGTTTCCGCCTTCGTCAGCTGATATTCTGTTCATTTCTTCCGAGTCACGGATTTCATTAGCGTTCATCCAGCCATCCTGCCTTGCATTATGGTAATACGCTGTCCTTGCTGCAATGTCACCTTTCAGAAGTTTGTTTGTGGCAAAGTTTGCAGAGAGTTTATTCTGCTCTTTACTGTTCAGTTAGATCCTTATAAATTGTTTGTTCCAGACGTTCCGACATCGGATTAAGGCACTCCTGGACATATTCAATGTTAATCTGCTCCACGTTGTTAAATGTCATTTTATCCAACATAAACACCTTATGAGGAGGCACTCCCCATATCCGGCACACTTCCTCGATTTGCATTTTGCGTGACTCAAGAGCCTGGGAGTCAGTGGGGTTGCTGTCCATCTTGTTAACCTTGAAACCACCTTCGAGTATAGCCCACTTGTGCTGATTCATTACTCCGCCGTATGTTTTTTGCCAATCTTCTTTAAACTTGCCAAACGCATCGGCATTTATAGCTGAAGGGTACTCAACGAATCCACCCATATTACTTCCGTTTTCAAAATAGTCTTTGGCATAACCATTCAAGGCCATCGTCAACCCGAGAACATCAGCGGCAATCTTAATAGCATCTTCCGGCAATGTTTCACTCTGAAACCTAAAGCCTGGGGTATACATATACTCGCCCTCGTAAAGTCGTTCATACTTTCCATTGGCCCATGTCACATCAATATAATTTTCAGCGGTTATCGTGTTCCAGTTTTGAAATACTCTGCACGTCGGGATGTTCCAAAGCCCCTTTATGAATCCGTTTTGGTCCCTCTCAATCTTTGCGAAAGCTCCCCAGGATAACATGAGATTAACGATGTACATATGCCAAAACTCGTAGCTTGTGGTCTTTGGATTTGGTAACATCCTCAGCATTTTATAAAGTGCGTGGTTCGTGGCCTTAGATTTGCCCTCGTTCGTTTCCTTTTGTAAATGACAACCTAGCGAGGCCATTGTCTTGGCCACCACGTCAACACACCGGATAACCACGGCAACCTTTAAGGCGGTGGAAGCTGATACATTGTATCCCTTGCCGTTCAAGTAATTGTTCCATGCGCTGTCATCTGAAAGATTTGGCAATGACTGAACTATTTGGTTTTTAATCCCGAAAAAATCCATTATTTTGTTTTTAAGTGGTATTTTCAACTAGCTTTCACCGCCTTTACAGCATGATAATGCCGCGATTTTCGTTGTATGGACAGTAGGTTTTTTCTATTCTGGTTGCTACTGACATGGCATTTATCCATGCGACCATCAAGTCAATGCGGTCTTTAGACTTGTTTTTCATAGGCTTTATGTTCTCGTTGACCGTCTACCGACTCGTGACAACGTTACNAAAACACCATNNGGCAAGAAGATTATCCTCATGAGTTAATTGTCCGGCTCTTAAAAGTCGTTCAACTTCCTTCATTGCCGGTGACATTTGTGCCATGTTTTGGGCTACTTCAAGGAATTGAATTCCCTCTTTTCCTAACCTTTGTGTTAACATTCGACTATTCCAAGGGTCTGTTCCGCCAGATTGAAANTTGTACTGTTTGCTTAATGTCACAATCCTTGCTTCAACAAAATCATAATCAACTGCATCTCCTGGAGTTGCGTGAAGAAAACCATGTTTTACCCATTTGTCGTAGGCCACTCCGTCACGTTGGATCCTTTCTTTCATTTTGTCTTCTGGGATCCAACCTTCAAGCAGTACTCGCCAGTCTGGAACGCCATCCTGCGGGGGGAATACCAAGGCCAATCCCGTTAAATCAATCGTGCTAGATAGGTCTAATCCAGGGTAACATTTCTTCCCCACCAGATCGGCTTTTGACCATTTACCTACTGTCGTATCCCAAAGCGTTAACGGAAGCCACCCGATACGTTTAAGGGAGATCCATTGGTTTAATCTAAGCCACCGAAAAAGCCGCTCAGAACTTTCACTGTTCCGTGCGGCTATGGCTTCGCGTCTTACACTTTCTATGTCAATGGTGATTCCCAGTGATGGGTTGATTAAGTGCCAAAGCTCTTCGTCGAAGATATCAGCGTTTTTAGGAGCTGAATAAATCTTTGCGTACCATGATGGATCAATCCAGTCCCCATCGATAATCTTCTGAGCCTGTTCGTGGATCTCCCAACCAATCGTCTTATGATCTGGGTCGTCGCCGGCTGTAGTAATGACCCACCAGAGAGGTTCTTTCCGAGCAGCGCCGGCGCCAAAGGTCATTACGTCCCATAGGTTTCTATTGGGCTGAGCGTGGAGCTCGTCAAAAATAACCACTGTAGGATTCAAACCGTGTTTGGAATATGCTTCGGCTGATAGGACTTTAAGAATGGTGCCTGTTTCGACGTTGGCAATCTCTTTCCTACTGTCAGTTATTTTAAACATTTCCTGCAGATCTTCATTCTGTTCAATCATGCTGACGGCCGCTTTATAAACAAGAGTAGCCTGGCTTCGGTCTGCAGCACAGCAATAGATCTGCCCGCCTGGTCCATCGCAAGCCAGGTGGTAAAGTGATAAGGCGGCGATCAAAGTTGTCTTACCGTTCTTCTTTGGAATCTCTAAATAAGCATATCTATATTGCCTAAAGCCATTATCACCGACTGTTCCGTATACATCCCAAATAACATCATGTTGCCACTTCGGTAAGACAAAAGGTTTGCCATAGAAGTCATCTGTTAGATTGAGCATCTGAATAAATTCAATCGGTTCTAGTGCTCTGCTTTTATCATGAGCCATCCATACCCGCCTTCTTTCGTTCTAAGAAAGCTGACATAGGGGATTTGCCTTTCTTGTCTTCTGGTTTCTTTGGTATAGAGCGCAGTGCCGATTGAATGGTCATGATATTTTCCTTGGAGATATCCATCATCATTTTTCTCTTACCCATTAGAGCTTTATCACATCCGAGAATATTACCTTGAATTTTTACAACGAGTTTAATATACTCAGAAAACGTCATATTCTCATCTTGCCAACTATCCTTTAATTTTTCCAAAGCTCTCCTGTAAGACTCTTGATCATTCACTATGTCCCATTCTTCAGTCTTTAACTTACAGTGGGTATTGATAGCAGCTCCATACAAATCATCATCGTGGTTTATGGATTTCAGGAGCCTTTTTATTCGAGTAAATTCTTTGTGGGCAATTTCATCACTCTTAACCTCGCGCCATTCTTTCAAAGAAGTTCCGGTAAGTAATTCACTCTCAGCCTTTGCCCTCACTTTAATTTCCGCTTTTGTCCGATGGCCCTTTACCAAGGCCAAAGGTTTTGTAGGTCTTCCACCAGGCATCAGGTGCCACCCCCTTAAAATGTATAGTTTTGGGAGAAAAATTCGCGCTGTGG